CATCGGTCGCCCAGATGTTACCCTTCTTCCGCTTGAACTCTGGGGAGCCCAGCTTCCCCACGTCCCTGGCAATCAGGGTCATGCAGGACCAGACCGCGAAGTGGGTGGTAACTAGGTCTCGGTTAATTTCAACATTGTGCTGCCATGCTCCCGCCCACGGCTCCCGCACCAGGGAGATCCAGCCCCGATTAGAGTCTGGGATCTGATTAAGCTTCTTGGTGAGCGTTAGGTCATAGCCGAAGAGTTTCACTTGTATCCACGCTCTACGATGTCAAGGAGAACAGCCTTTGCGAGATACCCGCGCGGCAAGTATATGCCCCTCTTATCGGCCTCTTCTCGAAGCTCAAGCACCGTCATATCGACCGGCTTCTTGGCTTCCATCTCACGGGTGTGATAGACCTGTGCTTGGGGTCCAACCTCAACCACCTGGGCTAGTCCAGCGTGTGTAAGCACAAGCACATGACGGCTCTTTACTTCCAGCATATCGCCCTTCTTGTGAGAAGCCTTGGCGTATCTGAACGTCTTTAATGCTCGCATAAACTGAGCCATGAAATTCCTCCAAAGAATAAGGTAGGCAGTTTAAAGGTCATGCCCAGGACCAACGCACGTTTTACTGCTCAGTTACTACGGAACAGTAGCACTATCAGCGTTCTCGCCCCACTCAACCTGCTGGAGCCAAATCACGCCTTCAGTCCGACGACGCTTCCACGAAACAGTCTTTTCCGCCAAGAAGGCGACACTGTTCGTTTGGAACATCGACACAAGCGAAGTTGCAGCAACAGTCGGGGCCGACGCATTGGTCAGCGACCCACCGTCGTCCATCTGCAACGAAGCTTCCGAAGACATGCGGACATCGACTTCGCCATCATCGGCATAGTAGATGTCTTCAGCGTTAATCAGGAACACATCGCGACCCGAAGTAGGTGAGTCGAAGTTGTACCCGATATACTCAGAGGTAACCAACGGGATACCACGGAGCTTACCATTGACAAAGCCAGTACGACCGTCGCCACCCAGGTTAATCTCTGGGAACTCAGGCTGGCCGAGGGCATTGGTCATCAGGCTCAGTTGGAGAGCCGAGATGGCCGACATGACCCAAACAGCACTGGAGGCTTTGTTGTTACCAGCAACATACGCTGAGAACATCGCCACCAGATCACCGCGCACCGAGTCAGCATCGCGACCGCTCGAAGAGATGGCCGTGATGTTGTTCGAGATAGACGCTGGCGAGCCGACGACCGGAGTATCCAGGCCCTTCTGGGGGTCCAGGAAGTCCGTCTCGATCTTAGCGATAACAGCTTGAGCAAGCTGGTCGCGCAGGATCGTCTCAGCGGCCGGGGACGAGTCACGGAGAAGCTCCATGGTCGCAGCCGTGATCGTTGCCACCTTGTAAGGGAGCAGCGTCGTGGTAGCGAACGTGAAGTTCGTGACTGCCTTTGGTTGACCCTCGCCCACCCAGTTCGCAGATCCGCCAGTCGTCTGAGAAATCAAACGGGTGCGGAAAGGAACTCGACGGAGGCCGGGGATACGATTAGTGATTTGCAGGGGACGGAGGTACTCCGCAAAGTCTGCAAACACAGTCGTCTCGTTGCCAACCAGGGCACCGGCAAAACCAACCGTCTGGACGTTGGCAGCGGCCACAGCCGTCTTGAAGGTCTCATGGAGATCTTCGTGGTTGGGGTAGATCTCCTTAGCAATAGCAAGGGGATCACGATACAGCTTGCTCGAAAGTGCAAGGCACTTTGCATAGCGAGCGAACGCAATACCCGGCTTGAGATCGGGTTGCTTGACAGAGACACGGACACCCTCGCTACGGGCGAAGGAAGCGTCCTTGAAGGTCTCACCGGCAACCGGCTTGGCCTTCGAAGCTTGCTGCTTGGCAAGGGTGTTCAGACGAACCAAATGCTGGTCAATCTGCTTCACTTCGGCAGCGAGCGTCTCCCACTCTTCAGTTTGGGACTCGTCAAGCGTCTCATCGCCAGACTCCTCCATGATGGCTTCCATACGGGCGTCCTTCGCCACGCGGGAAGCCTCAAACGCCGAGATCTTCTCGGCAGTCGTTTGAGCCATAACCTTTTTCTCCTTCGTTATGGGTTGTTCACGTTTTGTTCCCACAACGCGGGGAGGGGTTTCCTTCTTTTGGGCAGGCGCGCCCGTGTCAAAACTCTTAATCGTATGAATTGTAGCTTCTGCATTCGCAGGAACGGTGACGAGCGATAACTCGAGGACCTCAGTCTCCTTGAAGCGAATACCGCCAGTATCAAGCAACTCTGAATCAATGCCACGGAAGCCGATGGAAACGCCCTTGACTAACCCAGCTTTGATTTCGGCCCACGCCAGATCAACGCGATCCTTTAGTATCCCCGGCTCCTTGATTACAGGCAGACGCGCCTCAAAGGTGATTCCGGTCTTGGTGGGGGCCTTAAACGTCACGTTGCCGACTGGCATCGTCTTCTGATGGTGATGGAGGAGCGGCATCGGGTTGCTGAACTTGACGCCCAGCGGCTCTACGATGTCACCCACCCTGTCCGGGGTTGGCGTAGTGGCCACCCCAGTCAGAATCCTCCGGTCCTCCTCGAAGTCTTTAATTTCGAGGAGGCTATAAGCTCTGTTCATTACAGAGCCACAGTACCGGCTGGGATATTGGTGGCCCGAGTACCGCGACCAATAGAGCCGCGCTGGTTCATGGCCATAGCCCGCTTAATGACCACCTTGAGGATCTTGTGACGATCCGTCTGGTCCGGGCCGATTGGCCCAATGCCACTATCGGTAGAAAGCTTCGTCTGACCCCAGCGAGCGACAAGCGAATCAACCGCCTGTTGCAGGATCAGATCCGCATCGGTTTCTAGTCTTCCAACTGGTCTTCCCATTTCATATCTCCTTTAGATAAAAAGCATCTTGAAGTCGCGGGGCTCTCCCTCTAGCGGTGCGACCCCAAATGCCATCGCGGTAGCCACCATGCCGTCAATCCGACCGGCGCTTTTCGCTTTGGATAGTTTTCGGCAAGACTCGTCCTTGCCCTCCACAACGGCATTTGCTGCACACATCGCTAAGACCGGATGGTTACCGTGTGCAATCCTGCGGTTGAGTATGTTGGCCTCGAACACCCGTAGGGCGGGAGCCATACTCATGGTCCCCTGGCCAAACGGCTCGAAGCGCTCATCGACAAAAGCCTCCGAAAGGCCAGCACGGATTAACCAGGGACGCAGATGCTGCATACCCCACCGATCAAAGCCGACCTTCCGGATGTCGTGCTGACGGAATTCCTGGGCGATTACTGTAGCTACATATTCGTAATCGACACTCTTGCCTGGGGCCGCTCGAAGGAAGCCCTGCTCCAGCCAAGTGTCATAAGGCACCCTGTCGATCTTGGCCTTAGTGGCCAATTCATCCCCAGGGAGCCAAAAGGTGGGGTGAAGCTGCCATACCCCGTCGAGTAGGTTCAACTTCACCCAGGCCGTTAGGTCACTCGTTGAAGACAGATCTAGGCCAGCATAAACTGGGCCGTTGATAGGCTTCGCCTGATCCCCACAAGCCTGCCACAGCGCCCGACTTACGAACGGGCTGTTGGCTTCTACACGTTGATTTAATACTAAGTTCCTGAACTCAGGCTCACGGCTTGGCATGCGGCTGGCGTCGGACGCCATGGCCATAACTTCAGCCTGATTAAGAAAATCCCCTAACGCCGGATTAGCTTTACGGACCGATTCCACAGTAAATGGATCGTCGTCCATGGGCGTGGTATACATGCTAACAGTGACTTTAGGATCAGCCCCGCTAAGGCCATCGTCAATGAGTACCGACAATAGGTCAGCGTCAGTTGGTGCCTGCGTGGAAATGATGATCGAGAGCGGGTCATCCTGAGCCCCTGTTGCAGTCTCTAGGGCCTCGAACATTGGCGAGCGAGGGCCTTTATTTTGCCCCAATTCGTCATGCACAATGAAAACAGGGTTAAGTCCGTAGGCCGTCTTGCTTTCAGCGGACAGGGCCTTGTAGACTGTGCCCATGGCGGGGCAGGTCAGATGCTTCCAGGTGTCCTTCGGTATTACGTGCTCCCGGAGGGTAGGCGACATGCGGACGATCTTCGCCGCAATGTTGTAGACCAGGGCCGCTTGTTCTTGAGATACCGCAGCCGAGTATAACTGAGAGTTTTGGCGAGCTTCAGGACCGCAGAGATGGAGCAAGAGGAAAAACGCGGCCAGCGTGGTCTTCGCATTCTTTCTCCCAAAGCTGATGATCGCCCTGCGGGTTACATGGGGATTGTCGTAGATCTTTATGATCTCTTTACGCTGCCACTCCCTGAGAACGACGGGCTTTCCAACATCCCTACCATCCGGGATGATGCAGTGTTTCTCAATCCACCGGATCGCCCTCGTCCCCCTCGACATCTGAGAAGATCCAGGGGACTTGCGCGTGTTTCGGTTCCCGTTTTGCGTCGGCTCTAATGACGGCATGGTGTGTCAGTCTCATCGTTCGAAGGCAGTTTGTTATCTCCCGGCTCTCAACGGCCTGGGCTCTTGCAAGCTTTACGAAATCTTTCGGGTCAGTACACTGGTGTAACAGCAAAGATAAGCGGTCTGCCGTTACCTTATGCCTGCAATACTGTACTAGGGTCTGGTAGTGTTCGCGTGCGAAGTAGGCGGCTGGTTGGCTATTTACCATAGCATCCCACTCGGATACTTCGGCATCACTAAGGTTGTAAGGGGCATCCGGTGGTAGGACGTTAATCCTATTAGGGATGATTTCGAGTTCTTTGGCGGATTTCCGCCCTCTGGAAGCCATTGATTCCTCTCGCTTTTTAGCATATGCACGTAGCAGTGGAGGTGCCACAATGCGGTCACAAATACCAGCAATTTTCTGGCAAAATGTTCGCGGAATGTTCTCGATTTGTTCACGCTTCGTACACAAATGTTGCCGAAAAGTACCCGTTTATGGTAATTTCGGCTCCCCCGGAGTTCTCTCTCTTTTC